TGGTGAAAAAATTCCTTTTGCCTCTTAATAAGGAATAGTGGGAGACTGTGTAGTTTAGCAGTCTCCTACGAAATAATATGAAAAAAATAGATACAATAGTAGAAGATATATACAGTTTATTCGAAAAAAAGAATGAAGAACTAACTGAAAAAGAAGTAGATAAATGTATAGATGACTTTGCTAACTCAGTTAAAGTGCACGTAAAAGATTTCTTAAAAGAACTGCCACAAGATAAACCAAGATTAAGATTATCTACAATAGGTAGACCGGATAGACAGCTATGGTATGATTTTAAAAAGCCACACAATGAACCTCTTGCACCTAGCACTAGGATTAAGTTTCTTTATGGATATATATTAGAGGAACTATTAATTATGTTGGCCTCTATATCTGGACATAAAGTTACACAACAACAAAAGCAAGTTCAGGTAGAGGGAGTAAAGGGTCATCAAGATTGTTTTATTGATGGAGTTTTAGTAGATTGTAAGAGTGCATCTGGTAGAGGTTACACTAAATTTAAATATAATAATTTATCTAGTGATGACCCTTTTGGTTACATATCTCAGATATCAGCCTATGCTGAAGGCAATGGTGTAGATGAGGCCGGTTTCTTAGTTATTAATAAATCAACAGGAGAGATATGTTATACTAAAGTACATTCGTTGGAGATGATAAATGCTAAAGAAAGAATACAAAGAATTAAAAAAGTTGTTAAGTCAGATGTACCACCAGATAAATGTTATGAAGCAATTCCTGATGGAAAGTCTGGTAACTATAGGCTCGATACTGGTTGTGTTTATTGCAATTATAAGTATGATTGTTGGAGTGATGCTAATGATGGTAAAGGACTTCGTATATACAAGTATTCGACTGGCCAAAGGTATTTCACACACGTTGAGAAAAAGCCTAATGTAGAGGAAGTTAAATGAACAAGGAGGCCTTTGTTTATCTTTGGTATGATTCAAGAAGTAAAATGTTTTATTTAGGTAAACATAAAGGAACACCTGATGATGGGTATACTCATTCATCTTGTAGATGGGAGCAGTTTAGTAGTAATTCTGTGCCAAAAGGAGTAAGAAGAAGAGTTCTTACCTATGGTTCAAATAAAGATATGTATAAGTTGGAGGATAAACTTTTAAGAAATAGAAAAGAAAAATGTTGGGATAGATATTATAATGAATCTATTAATGGAGAACTTTATATAGAGTGGACTGAAGAAAGAAAAAAAGAACAAAGTGAAATATCAAAAAGACATATGAGTGTAGAATATATAGGAAGAACAGGACACAATCGTTATATAGGAGAATGTTTAATTATTTTTCAAACAGATGAAAAGAAAATAATAATATTAGATGGAAAAGAAGTAGTTTGTTATAAAACTTTAAAAGTAGATAATTTAACTCACTGGTGTAGAGAAAATAATTATAATGTTGGAAGGGTGCATGCTTTAATAATTGGTTATATTTCATATAACACTAAACAAAAAAAAGTTTTATCATCAGGCGAAACTAGACTTTACAAAAAAAGAAGAAGTGTATACAAAGCAAAAAGACATAAAGATATTGTAAAAGTAATTTTATTAGATGAAGAAAAAAATAAAGAAGCTCAAATAAGAATTAAAAAAATGGAAGAAATATATAAAGAAGAAACAAAAAATTATAATAATATTTCTGAAGAAGAAAAAGAAAGAAAAAAATTAAATGCAAGTAGAGCTAGAAAAAACTATTGGTTAAACTTATCAGAAGAAAAAAGACAAAAAAATATAAAAGCTATACGTGAAGCCAATAAAAAAAACTGCAAGCCTATTTTATGCACATTATCTAAACCAACCGGAAATCCTAGAGCATCAAATACTAAGTTTATAGAGACTGGAAAAAAAATAAAATTTAAATCAGTAAAAGATGCAAAAAAATTTGGTTATGATATAGGCACTATAAGTGCAGTTGGTTTAGGTAAGAGAAGAAGTGTTGGTGGAGATTTAGGTTTTATTACAAAAGTAGAATATTTATAAAGTGAAAGACGAACCTGATATAATACATGTAGAAAATATTTTTTATTCAGAACCTATTAGCTCTGAAAGAAGATTATTTTTGTCTGTAATACTTCAGGCATTATTAGATGTATCTAAAAAAGTTATAACACCACAGGATAAAGTAAATAAATCTAGAGCAGAGTCTTGGTTTTTTACAGATGTTGGTGTGACGTGTGAAAACTTTGAATCAGTTTGTCAGATGGCCGGAGTAAATCCAAGTAAAGCCAGGTCATTTGCATATCAAGTTATGCATTCTAATGATAAGAATTTTTTAAGAAAGAAAATAAGAAACGTTTTAAGAGGCGAAGATGACAAAGAAAAAAGATTTGACATATGAACAACATTTTGATAAACTATATCAAGATATGATAAATTATGAGGAGCAAGCAAATATGGGTATGATGGATGAAGCCATTAAAGATACTGTAAAAGAAAAAGGTTTTACAAAAACAGATTTAAAGAAACAAGCATTGAAAGCTACATTAAAACAAGTAGGTGGTAGCCATTACAAAGATTGTAAGATACAACCTGTAGAATTTATTGTAGGTAATGACTTGACTTTTCTTGAAGGTAATATTATAAAGTATGTTACTAGACATAGAAGAAAAGGTGAAGGAAGAAAAGACATAGAGAAAGTAATACACTACGCAGAAATGATTTTAGAAATGGAGTACAAAGATGAATAATTATTTACCAACCGAATATCAAAGTTTTATACATCTATCTAGATATTCTAGATGGCTGCCTGATGAAGGCAGAAGAGAGACATGGATTGAAACAGTATCCAGATTAAGTAATTTTATGCAGATACATTTAAAGAAAAATTTAGGTGTAGATGTAGATAGTGAGACATGGAGAAAGATAGAAGATTATATTATTGGTCTTTCTGTTATGCCTTCTATGAGAGCATTGATGACTGCCGGTTCAGCACTAGAAAGAGAAAACATTGCCGGTTATAATTGTTCTTATATTCCTATTGATAATCCAAAAGCATTTGATGAAATACTTTATATACTAATGAATGGCACAGGTGTAGGTTTTTCTGTTGAAAGACAGTATGTAAATAAGTTACCTACTATTCCAGATAGAGAGTTTGAAAATACAGATGATGTTGTTGCTGTTGCAGATTCAAAAGAAGGTTGGGCCAGAGGATTTAAAGATTTAATATCTTATCTTTATACTTGTAGAATACCAAAGATAAATGTTAGTAAGGTGAGGCCTGCTGGAGAAAGATTAAAAACATTTGGTGGTAGAGCAAGTGGCCCACAGCCTTTAGTTAATCTTTTTGATTTTGTTATTGAAAAGTTTAAAGGTGCTAGAGGTAGAAAATTAAATACTATGGAGTGTCACGATATTGCGTGCAAAACTGGTGAGGTAGTGGTTGTTGGTGGTGTACGTAGGTCAGCTCTAATATCTTTGAGTAATCTCTCGGACCAAAGATTAAGAGTTGCCAAATCCGGTGCATGGTGGGACACAAACCCTGAAAGAGCACTGGCAAATAACTCTGTTGTTTATACTGAAAAACCAGATGCAGGTATTTTTATGAAGGAGTGGTTGGCCTTATATGAAAGTAAGTCTGGTGAAAGAGGTATATTCAACAGAGTTTCAGCACAAGAAAAAGCTAGAGAGAATGGTAGACGTAATGGTGATTATGATTTTGGTACTAATCCTTGTAGTGAAATTATATTAAGACCTAATCAGTTTTGTAATCTTACAGAGGTAGTAGTAAGACCTATGGATACTGAAGCTACGCTGCATGATAAGATAGAAGTAGCTACTATACTTGGAACAATACAAGCTACACTTACAGACTTTGGTTATCTAAGAAAGAGATGGCAAACTAATACAGAAGAAGAAAGATTATTAGGTGTATCTCTTACAGGTATTATGGATAACTCTATTATAAATAGAAGAAGAGAGAGATTACCAGAGATACTACAAAGTATGAGAAACAAAGCTGTTGTAACAAATAAAGAGTGGGCTGAAAAGTTAGGTATACCACAGTCAACAGCTATTACATGTGTTAAACCCTCTGGTACAGTTAGTCAATTAGTTGACAGTGCTAGTGGTATTCATGCAAGACACAATCCTTACTATATTCGTACAGTTAGAGGAGATAACAAAGACCCATTAACAGAGTTTATGAAAGAGCAAGGCATACCAAATGAACCAGACGTAATGAAACCAGACCATACTACAGTATTTTCTTTTCCTATGAGTTGTTCTGATACTGCTATATATAGAAATGATATGTCAGCTATTGAACAATTAGAAATATGGAAGTGTTATGCACAGCATTGGTGTGAACACAAACCTTCTGTAACTATATCAGTAAAAGAAAGTGAATGGGTAAATGTAGGTAACTGGTGTTGGGATAATTTTGATTATCTTTCTGGTGTATCTTTCTTACCTTTCTCAGACCATACTTATCAACAAGCACCTTATCAAGATATAGATAAAGAACAATTTGAATCTTTACAATCTAAGATGCCTGAGAAAATAGATTGGTCTAAACTACAAGACTTTGAAAAAGAAGATAACACTAGAGGTTCACAAGAGTTGGCATGCACTGCAGGTTCATGTGAGTTAGTTGATATTTAATTTTTTTGTTGCAATAAAATAAAATAAATGATATAATATCTCTATGGCAAGAGCAGTAGTAGGAGCAGGTAAAAGATTAAGAAGTTTTTTTAAAAAGATTACTTCTATAGGTAAGTCTAATAGGACTAGACCAAAAAATAAACATAAACGTAGAAACTATAAAAAATATAAAGGACAAGGTAAATGAATATGAAGATTAGAAACGATATGGATACAGTATATATTGGTTATGACCCAAGAGAACATGCAGCCTATGAAGTATTAAAGTTCTCTATAGAAATACGTGCTAAGAATCCTGTAAGAATAGTGCCTCTTAAAAAAGATGCATTGATTAAGAATGGTATGTTTAGAAGAAGGTCTAATAAGATAGGTAATCAACAGTATGATGAGATAGATGGCAGACCTTTTTCTACTGATTTTAGTTTTACTAGATTTCTTGTACCACATCTAAGTTTATACACAGGTTTATCTTTATATATGGATTGTGATATGTATTGTTATGGAGATATAACAGAATTATTTGATATGTGTAGAGATAGTTATTATCCTGTGTGGGCAGTGCATCATAAGTATGCACCTGAAAAAGGTGTAAAGATGGATGGCCAGGCACAAGAACCTTACAGCATGAAGAACTGGTCTAGTCTTATGATGTTTAATAATGAACATCATTATTTAGATAAACTAAGTGTTGATGCTATTAATACAGAAAAAGGTAGATGGTTACATACATTTAAATGGTTGCCTGATGAAGCATCTGATATAGGTCAAATACCTGAAGAATGGAACTGGCTTGATGGGCATTCACCAGAAGACATGAAACCAAAGATTGTTCACTTTACAACAGGTGGACCTTGGTTTGCTAAGTGGAAACCTAGAGGAGTAACTGAAGGTAAGTATGCTGTGAAGTGGTGTGAAGATGCTAGATGGTTACAGATGAAAGGTATTATACCAAGAGAAAAGGATTATTTAATACAATGAGAGAGTTAACTAGCACATTATATAAGTCTTTGAAATGTCATTATAAAGGTGAAATAAATAAAGCATTATATCAACTTGATTTAGCATTTCAAAAACCTGTTGCAATCGGTGAACATCCTAAGATAGTAGAAGATTGTATTGTATTAATTAAACAATTAGCAGAAGCTGAAGAAGCATTAGAAACATTGGAGAAAAATTTTGGAATCTACAGAGAAGCAAATTAATATTGTTACATCTTTTAGTGAGACAATATTAAAAGATACTGCAATACATTTATTAAATTCAACAAAAGAAAATTTAGACACAAGTATTAACTTTACTGCCTATCATCATGATTGTAAGATAGAGGCATACTCGTTACCAGATTATACTTATAAAAATTTACATGATGTAAAAGACCATGAAGATTTTTTAAAAAGATATGCGGAGCATGATGGCACAGAAGAAGGTAAGATACCATACAATGAAAAGCTAGATGCATTGAAGTGGTCACATAAAGTATTTGCCTTAACAGAAATGGCATTTGATTTAGCTGAGAAAAGTAAAAATCCTGGTTGGTTAATATGGATAGATGCTGATTCTTATTTAAAGAAAAGACTAACAAAGCAGGATATGTTAGCTATGTTAAATGATAAAGCTGATATGGTTTATAATCCTGATGAACCTTTCTTCATGGCTTTTAATTTAGATAAACAACCTACTGTGGATATACTAGCAGATTTACGTGGTGCATATATACTAGGTGAAATGATTAAGTATAGAGAGTGGCATGATTATTATGTTTTATCTAGATTGTTAACTATCTATCAAGCACATGGTATGAAAGTAGAACAAACTAATTCTATGAATGATTACTTTTATCATTTTGCTGGTAGACCAGACTTTTCTAAAGTTGCTATAAGAAAAGGTAATGGTGAAAGAGCTTTTCCTTTATCAGATAATGTTGCTCCTGATATTAAACCTAATAGATATCAACAGATATCACAGATAATGAAAGAATACAAACCAAAGACTGTGATTGAAACTGGTACTTGGAATGGTGGTAGAGCTATAGAGATGGCACTAACTGCATTCGATTATACAGATAGTTTTACATATCATGGTTATGATTTATTTGAAGATGCTACTATTGAAACAGACCATGAAGAGTTTAATAGTAAGGCACATAATAAAATGTCTGCAGTTCAAAAAAGATTAGAAGAGTTTGCAGAGCATATGAAAGAGAATAAAAATAAAACTTTTGTATTTGAATTACATAAAGGTAACACTAGAGATATATTAAAAGACCAAGGTGAATGGTTTGATATGGCATTGATTGGTGGTGGTAATAATGTAAAAACTGTTAGTCATGATTATGATTGTGTAAAGAAAACACCTATTGTAATGCTTGACCATTACTTTAGAGAAGATGATGATAAGATGGCACCTAATGATGCATACTTTGGTGTTAATGAAGTATGGAAAAAATTAAAAGAAAATAAAGATATTCGCAAACATGTATTACCTTCTGGTGATAGAGTAAAAGGTGGTGGATTTACACATTTTATGATTGTGTTAAGTGATAAAACTTTACCTAACATACCAGCAGATTTACAAAGAGTTCCTATTGTTGTTAATCCTAGAGATTGTGTACCTAAAGACTACATACGTAACAATATAAAAGATAATATGAAGTTAATACCAAAGGATAAATTTATAGAAAAATGTAGAACACATACAGACCATGCTATAATTATTTCTGGTGGTCCTAATATAGATTATAAAAAGTTAAAAGAAACTTTAGATAAACACCCAAAGGCTTTTACTATGTGTGTTAAACATGCATATCCTGGTCTTATTGCTAATAATATTAAACCAGATGCATGTATATTATTAGACCCACGTTCTATAGAGGGTGAAAGCACGCATGGTGTTAAGAGAAAAGACTTACTAAAAGACCTTGATGAAGATACAAAGTTTCTTGTAGCCTCTATGACAGACCCATCTGTTACTAATTATCTTATGGAAAAGAAAGCAGATATATGGGGTTGGCATGCATTTACAGAATCATTAAGAGATGATGAAGATAGAAAACATGCAATCAAAAATAATCAGGTAAAGATTAGAGAAGATGTAGGATTACCTGTAGGTGCTACGTTAATTACTGGTGGCACTTGTGCAGCTATGAGAGCTATTGGTATGTTACATACTATGGGTTTTAGAAACTTACATTTATTTGGTTTTGAATGTTCATTAGAGAAAGAACCTACAGATGATATGAAGAAAGAAACTACAGGTGCGGATGATGAACCTAAAAGACCAAAGTATTTTCAAGTATCTGTTGGTGATAAAACATACTGGACTACCGGTGAGTTATTAGCAATGGCACAAGATTGTGAGAAAACTTTTGCTGATAAAACTATGGGTATTAATTATAACTTTTATGGTGAAGATAGTTTAGTAGCAGAGATATGGAAAGGTGCATTAAATAAAGAAACATTACCTAATTATAAGGATATGTTTAATGCACAGTAGAGCCAAACCCTCACAGGATTATGTAGATTTATTAGCAGAATATAAAGAGCTACATAAAGACCCTAAATATTTTAATGGTATTTGTTTAATAACACACTTAAATACAGTGTCAAATATTATATTAAAAGAGGGTGCTAAAAGTGTCTTAGATTATGGTTGTGGTAAAGCCTTGTTGTATGATGATGAAAAGTATAAATCAATGCGACTAAATAAAAAAGGACAAACACTGCCTAAACCTTTACATAAAATATGGCAACTAGATTATCATGCTTTATATGACCCAGCATATCCTAAACATAGTAAATTACCAAAAGGTAGATATGATGCAGTGTTATGCACAGATGTTATAGAGCATATAGATGAGAAAGATGTTGACTGGATTTTGGAAGAGATATTTTCTTATGCTAGAAAGTTTGTTCTACTAACTATCGCTTGTTACAAAGCATTAAAGACATTTAAAGATGGTAGAAATGTGCATGTAAATATAAAGACACCGGAACACTGGACAGAAAAACTAAAAAAACTACATGAAAAACACCCACATTTAAATATATATTATAGTTTAGATGTGTTAGAAGATGAAGAAGCAGAGAAGCCAGTATCACTAACAGAATGGAAATTAATAGAAAGGAAATAACATGGCACTACTAAGTTTAATAGGACCTGCTACAAAGTTATTAGGTAAGTTTATAGAAGACAAAGATGCAAAGAATAAACTTGCACACGAGATAGCTACAATGGCAGAGAAGCATGCACAAGAATTAGCTAAAGGACAACTAGCTATAAACAAAGAAGAAGCAAAGTCTGGTAATTTATTTATTGCCGGATGGCGGCCCTTCATAGGTTGGTCGTGTGGAGTTGCCTTGGTATGGCACTTTATCGCAGCTCCGTTTATTATTTTCTTTGCAGCTTTATTTGGTGCAACATTACCACCACTACCAGAGTTTGACATGGGTAGTTTAATGACTGTGTTAATGGGTATGCTCGGTCTTGGGGGACTTAGGACTTTCGAAAAGTATAAAAAAGTTACTAAGTGAAGAAGAAGTTTATTGTAGAAGTTGATATAGGTATCCCTTTATGGGACATGTATAATAAATACTGCTGTAATCAAATAAATTTAAAGTTTAAAAATACTTATATGAGAAAAGATAATGATGGTTCCGGTATTAATCATGACATATGGATACCAAAAACTTATGAAGAATGGTTTAGTAAAATAATATTTCCAAAGGAAGGACAAACAAAATGACAAAAGAATTTAACATAATACTATTAACTGTAGTAATAGCTATAATATTTGCAGTATTTTTAAGTAGTTTAAATCCTAATATAGAACCAGAACCAATACAGATTAATGAACCTATTCCTGAACCTGATATGTCAGAAAAGGTGTATGAAAAATATGAAATGGGTAACTATAGGTAATGGCAATCAATGAGCAACAAGAAAGATTTTGTCAATCGTACATTTTACACAGAAATGCTTCAGAAGCTGCGAGAGCTGCTGGCTATGCAAAAGACCATGCAGCACGACAAGGGCACAGGTTACTACAAAGCGAAGAGGTTCTCGAAAGGATTACGGACCTCGAACAAAACTTAACTACTGATGTAGATGTTATTACTGAAATAGAAAAGCAGTATGAGTATGCCAGAGCAAATGGACATACAAATAGTGCAATAAAAGCATTAGAATTATTATCAAGGATACGAGGAACTCAGGAAGAAAAAGAAGACACAACTGACCCTGAGAAACTAAAAGAAGATTTAGTAGCCTCTGCTAAGATATTAGGTAAAGATTTTTATTTAGATATTGGCAAGAGAGCCGGATTCTTAAACGGACATAACAAGGTAGACAACGTAGACAACAAAGAAGATAAACAGTAATACAAGACCACCTATAATAGTGTTCTCTATCATTTGTCTTTGTTTTCTTTGAGCTTCTAATTCTGCCTCTTTTTTTTGCTTTCTTATTTGTGCTTGTATATGTATAACTTCATTCCAAGCATTAGGACCATAGTTTAGGTTTACAAAGTTACGTAACTCATTCTCCATTGCTATAGCTTTCTTCTTCATAGCAAATGTTTCTAGTGCCTCTTCTTCTACAGAGCCAAACA